CCTGAAGTCTGTTGCCGGGCTCGCTAAGCGTATCATTGTAGACGGTGCCAACGGTCAGCAGCTGCTCTCGGATGAAATGCACGACGCAAAGATCCAGCGGCCTTATCTGCCAACAGTCAAGGAGGTAATCGCGGCCAACGCCTTCTTTGAGGCGTCGGTATTCGCCGGCCGGATCTGCCACATGGGGCAACCGGCGCTTTCACAGGTTGTGGAAAACTGCGAGCACCGTGCGATCGGCAGCAACGGCGGCTTTGGCTTCAGATCGATCCTGGACGGCGCCGATATCTCGCTGATGGACAGCGCGATCCTCGCAATCTGGGCGGCCGAAGAGTTCAAGGAAAAAGTCCACACGCAAAAAGTGAATTATTAAGGACGGATCGCTCCCAAACAAGCGGCCCGTCCTTTTTAATTGGCCGCTATTATGGCGGCTTAATTTATGCCCATACCTCGGGCGAAAGAGGGAAGGAGATTCTTATGGCAGATGAGTTCAAACCCATCAACACGCAGGAGGAGTTCAATGCCGCGATCGCGGACAGGCTTCGCAGAGAGCGGGAGACCGCGATCAAGCCCTATGCCGACTATGACCAGATCAAGAAGGATCTTGGCACAGCGCAGGGACAGCTTGCGGAGCGCGATAAGACTATCGCGACGCTGAGCTCTAAGGTCAAGGGCTACGAGACCGACTCGGCAAAAACGAGAGCTGCCCTTGCCGCCGGGCTTCCTTACGAGATGGCCTCCCGACTCGCCGGCGAGACGGAAGAAGATTTCAAGAAGGACGCCGAAGCTCTGGTCAAGCTGATTGGCCACAATAAGCAGGACCCGCCGCCGCTTCGCGATCCCGAGGGGCCGGCGCCGGATCCCAAAACCGCAGCTCTCAAGGGGCTGCTCAACAAAATCAAGGAGGAATAAAAAATGTCCGATGTTCTCAGCAAAGGCAACCTCTTCCCGGAAGAGCTTGTCACCGACATGATCAACAAGGTCAAGGGTCACTCGTCCCTGGCTGCGCTCTGCGCAGCATCTCCGATTCCGTTCAACGGCCAGAAGGAATTTACCTTCTCTCTCGACAAGGAAGTCGACGTTGTCGCGGAAAACGGTGCCAAGTCCAAGGGTGGCGTTACGATCGATCCGGTGACGATCGTTCCGATCAAGATCGAGTATGGCGCCCGCATCTCTGAGGAATTCATGTATGCCAGCGAGTCCGTACAGCTGGACTATCTTACGGCGTTTGCCGAGGGCTTCGCCAGCAAGTCCGCCCGCGGCCTTGACCTGATGGGCATGCACGGCATCAATCCCCGTACGGGCACCGCATCCGCGGTTATCGGCACCAACCACTTCGACAGCAAGGTAACGCAGATCGTGACCAAGTCTGCCAACACCAACGCGGATACTGAGATGGATGCCGCGATTGCGCTGATTGAAGGCAGCGATCGCGATGTCACCGGCGCTGCTTTTGCGCCGGTCTTCCGCAGCGAGCTCGCCTCGCTGATCGGGCAGGATGGACACCGTCTTTATCCAGATCTCGCCTGGGGCAGGAACCCCGGCAACGTCAACGGCCTGAAAGTGGACGTCAACTCCACCGTCAGCGCCAACAACAGCCTCGACCGCGCGCTCGTCGGCGACTTTGCCAATATGTTCAAGTGGGGCTATGCCAAGGAGATCCCCATCGAGATCATCCGTTACGGCAACCCGGACAACGACGCCACGCTTGGCGATCTGAAGGGCCACAACCAGATTTATCTCCGCGGCGAGATGTATATCGGCTGGGGCATCCTCGATGCCAGCGCCTTCGCCTGGATCAAGGCCGCGACATAATCGAGGTGCCGACATGAAGTACATCAACACAAAAACCGGCAACATCATTGAGACCCCCGGAGTAATCTCCGGGGGCGACTGGAAGCCCGTTAAGGAGAGTAAAGCGCCGAAGCAGCCGAAGGAACCGAAGCAGCCGAAGGGCGAAAAAGCTCAGGACGGAAACGCGGGAGCTGATAAGACATGAGCGACTTCGCGACAGTGTCAGACCTGATCGCCTTGTGGCGTCAGCTCTCACCGGGGGAGCGGGAGCGGGCGAAGGTCCTGCTTCCGCTCGTCTCGGACAGCTTGCGCATGGAGGCTATCAAGGTGGGAAAGAATCTCGATCAGATGATCGAGGAGACCCCCGAGCTGGCCTCTGTCGCAAAGTCTGTGACCGTCGACGTCGTAGCTCGCACGCTGATGACGCCGACCGACGAAACACCGATGACCCAGATGACGCAGTCCGGCCTCGGCTACTCTGTGAGCGGGACCTATCTTGTCCCGGGCGGCGGACTGTTCATCAAGCGTTCGGAGCTGGCTCGGCTTGGCCTGCGACGCCAGCAGATAGGAGTGATCAATCTGTATGATGCTCAAGGGAATAACAGTTCAGCTCCTTGAACGCACGCAGACCGGCATTGACGGTTTTAAACGACCGATCTATACGGAAACACCGGTCGACGTCGAAAATGTCCTCGTGGCACCTTTGAGTGATGAGGAGATCCTCGACACGCTCAATCTGACGGGGCGGAGGGCGAAGTATCAGCTGGGGATTCCGAAAACGGATACCCATATCTGGGAAGGGAAGAGAGTCAAATTCTTCGGCGAGACCTGGCGCGTGATCGGTAAGCCGACGCGGGGAATTGATGAACTGCTTCCCTTGAATTGGAACATGAAAGTGAAGGTGGAAAGCTGTGCCGAAAATCAAAGTGAAGCTTAACGGCTCAGCCGTTCGCTCAATGCTGCTGAAAGGTGGCGGCGCAGGCGTCTGTATGGGGATCGCGCAGCAGATGGCGGAAAGAGCCGGACCGGGATATGCTGTGCGCCAGGTCAATCTTGGAACGCGCAATATTGCGGTTGTATATCCGAGTAGTGCTGCAGCGCGTCGGGATAACTACCACAACAACACTCTCGAAAAGGTGAGGGGGCAGCACTACGATGATTGAGAAACTTGTTGCGGATTACCTTAATTCCGAGCTTCTCGTTCCCTGCGTACTGGAGGTCCCAGAGGATCCGAAGCCGGAGCAGTATGTTGTTGTCGAGAAAACCGGAAGCAGTGTCTATAACCACCTTCACACGGATTCCATTGCAGTCCAGTCCTGCGCCTGCTCACTGTATGAGGCCGCGCTCCTCAATGAGAGCGTCAAGGCCACAATGTCGGATCTGATTGCGGATCATCGGATCAGCCGCTGCAAGCTCGACACCGACTATAACTTCACGGATCCGCAATCGAAACAGTATCGCTATCAGGCGATATTCAGAATTACCTATCTGGAGGTGTAAAAGGAATAATGAACGATGTTTCCAATGTCAGCACCGGTAAACCGAAAATCGGCGGCGCAATTTTTGTAGCTCCCAAGGGGACCGCGCTTCCCACTGATGCGGTCAGTGCTCTCAACAGTGCGTTCCAGTGCCTGGGCTATGCCTCGGAAGAAGGCGTAACCAATGAGAACAAGGCCGAAAGCAGTGAGGTCAAGGCCTGGGGCGGCGATGTGGTCGCCACGCCGCAGACTTCGAAGCCGGACCGTTTCAAGACGACTCTGATCGAGGCACTGAATGTCCATGTACTGAAAACAGTTTATGGAGATGAAAACGTTTCGGGAACGCTTGAAGATGGCATTACGGTACGAGCAAACAGCAAAACCCAGCCGCCTTTGGTTTGGGTCTTTGAGATCATCCTCAACGATGCGCTGAAGCGTGTCGTGATCCCGGAGGGATCTGTCAAAGAGGTAGATGAGATCAACTACAAAGACGACGACGTTACCGGCTATAAGACCACGATCAGTGCAGCTCCTTCGGCTGCGATCGAAGGTGATACTCACCGCGAGTACATCAAAAAAGCCACGACCACAGCCGCGGCTGCGAACAATCAGGGAGGAGCTGCATGAGTCAGATTGTTACAAAAAGCGGTTTCAAAATTGATTTCGACAAAACCGTCCTCGATGATATGGAGGTCTTCGAAAAAATTGTTGCTATTGACAAGGGCGAAGTGACGGAGTTGCCTGCTCTGCTCAAAATGATCTTTTCGCCGGAGCAGAAGGCCGCACTTTATGACCATTGCCGAAATGACAGCGGGCGCGTACCGATCAGCACTGTGGCGGCAGAGTTTGCCGAGATTATCGGCGGTCTGAAGGACGAAGAAAAAAAATAATTACCCTTGCCGCAATGATCGCCCATCATGAGGACGAGCTTGCTTGCGACCTGGCTGAAACCTACCACATTTTTGATTTGCGAGAGTTGCCTCTTCGAAAGATGGCAACTCTCGCTTGTGGTTTATCACGAGACAGCCGCGTGATGTTGGCAATGGCTGGTCAAAAGCTATCCCTCAGCGAAACGCTCATTTGCCTCGCAATTGACAGGCTAAACTATCTCATTTGGATGCAAAGCGAGGACGGGCAGCATGGACGAAACAGGCCAAAGTCAATTCTTGAAGAGATCACGAAAGATAATTCAAAGGCCGATTATCGAACATTCCGCACCTCCGCGGACTTTGAAGCGGCAAGGAAGAAAATCATAGGAGGATAACATGGCAGGACAGATTGCATCAGCGTATGTACAAATTATCCCGACCACAGACGGAATCGCGTCCGGAATCGGCGAAGCTCTCGGCGGAGAGGGAACAAAAGGCGGAAAAAGATTTGGTAGCGGGTTTTTGAATGCCGCGAAGAAATTTATCACTGCTGCGGCTATCGCTAAAACCTTCAAAAGCGCGTTAGCTGCTGGTGGTGCTCTTCAGCAGAGTTTCGGTGGCATCGAAACGATTTATGGTGATGCGTCCGTTCAGATGGAGCGTTTCGCCAATCGCGCCTATAAATACGGATTGAGCGCAAATGCCTACGCAGAACAGGCTGTTTCCTTCGGAGCAGCTTTGAAACAGGCTTATGGCGGAGACACCATCCAAGCTATGACCGCTGCCAATACATCTTTGCAAGACATGGCTGACAATAGCGCAAAGATGGGAACAGACATCGGCGCCATTCAGAGCGCTTACCAAGGCTTTGCTAAGCAAAACTACACCATGCTTGATAACCTCAAGCTTGGCTATGGCGGAACGCAAAGTGAGATGCAGCGCCTGCTAGCCGATGCTCAAGCAATTACAGGCGTTAAATATGACATAAAGAATCTAGGAGATGTTTATGACGCAATCCATGTCATTCAGGGCCAACTTGGACTGACAGGTGTGGCAGCAGAAGAAGCAAAGCACACACTGACAGGATCTTTCGGAGCAATGAAAGCGGCCGCTACAAACTTACTTGCTGATTTAGCTCTTGGTAACAACATTCAGCAATCTCTTGGTGCTATGACGGATAGCGTGGTCAACTTTGCGAGCAACGCCATCCCAATGGTGACCAATATCATCGGCGCAGCTCCGCGTGCGCTTGTTGGCCTTGTTAATGGCCTGGCGCCTGTTTTACTATCGTCCGGCATTGATGCCGTTATGCAACTCGGCACCGGATTGAGTGCGGCTATTCCGTCTTTACTAAGCGGAGTTTCTAATTTTATCCCAATGCTCGTCAACGCTTTTTCGACTGGTGTTCCACAGCTCTTGAGCGTTGGTGCGCAAATGGTGCAATCTATTGCCAGCGGCATACTCCCGGCCATCCCTGGGCTTATTGCCTCACTGCCTGGGATTGTAAGTCGAATTGCAAGCACGATCTCCGCCGGTATCCCAGTTGTGCTTAATGCAGCAAAAGTACTATTTTCGGGCATCGTTCAGGCATTGCCGACCGTTATTTCTTCGATTTCTGCAGCATTACCGCAAATCATCTCGACAATTGCGAACTTTATTGCAAGCAATGTTGATCAGATAGTCAACGCTGGCATTGAGTTGTTGATGGGGCTTGTCGAAGCCATCCCGACCATTGTCGGCGCTCTCACTGCAGCAGCTCCTGAAATTATAAATGCGCTCATCGGCGCGATTACAACAATGGCACCAGCGTTGTGGAATGCGGCTGTCGCGCTCTTTACGAACATTGTAGGCGCTTTAGGGTCAATTGCTGGCATGGTATCGTCAGCGGCAGGAAATGTGATTTCAAACGCTGTCAACGCCGTCAAATCGTGGGCTGGCAATATGCTGTCTGCGGCGAGCAATCTCGCACAGCAGATAGCAAGCGGCATATCGCAGAAGGCGGTCACAGTGGCAACGGCGGCGAGAACGGTTGCTGGCAATGTTGTCTCTGCGGTGACAGGTTTCGTCGGAGAATTAGTTTCCGCTGGCCGAAATCTTATTGCCGGACTTGCCAGCGGCATTTCACAGGCTGTCGGGGAAGCTGTTGCGGCAGCTCGGAACGCGGCAGCGTCTGTTATTGGCGCGGCGAAGGGTATCCTCGGCATTCATTCACCGTCAACTGTCTTTCGGGATGAAGTTGGCTACATGATGATGCTCGGACTGGCCGAAGGCATAGAGGACAATACAAAGCCTGTGACAGATGCGATTGATAACATCAGTACAATGGCTGTCAAGGGAGTCGATACAAACCTTGGCGTAAATGCGTCTCTTGGCATATCTACAGACGCTGCAGCAACGAGCCAACTCACACAGTTAATCGGCATTGTTTCCGCGTTGTCCTCGCAAATCAATAATCTCCGCATTTATCTTGACGGAGATACTCTTGTCGGCAGCATTACTGATCGTATGAACAGCGCTCTCGGCATGCGCTCCACGATGGACGAAAGGGGACTTGCATAATGCTCTATGGCGTTATAATCAACGGCATAAATACGCTCGATGAATACGGTCTCCTCCTTTGTGCGGATCTGAAGATCAGCGAGCCAAAGCTCAAGGAAAAACGCATTGATATCCCAGGCGGGGACGGCTCATTGAATATGAGTTATGCCCCGCAGGGGATTGCTGTTTATTACGACCGTGAAATCACATTCACGCTCTTCAAGTCCATGGGCGAAGAGGAGCGGGACGAGCTCGTCACAACGCTGCGCAATGCCTGGCATGGTTTAGAAGTAGATCTCATTCTTCCAAACGACACCAGGCATTATTGGCACGGCGTTATTTCTTTCGGGGATATCAGTGACTATAATGCCGGGAAAATCCCTGTAAAAATGACTGCCGAGCCGTATAAGCTCAAAACCATGCTCACAAGCGTCACACAGCAGGGCGAGGGCACAATCACGCTCACGAATGAGCGGCGCCCGGCTGTGCCTACAATTTCGGCTACAGGCTCTTTAACGCTCGCATGGAGCGGGAACAGCGTAGCAATCGACGCCGGCGAGCAGATGATTCCCCAACTTGTTCTTTTGCAGGGAAATACGGAAATAACCGTCACCGGCTCGGCGACGGTTACTTTCACTTATCGGGAGGGAAGCCTATGAGCGCGTGGTCTGTCACTTGCGGCGGGGATCTTCTTTACGATCCCCGCCTTGATGCGTATAAGCTGCCGACGCTGCGCTTGAGCATGGAGTTGAACAAGGCCGATAGCCTTACATTCGACATCTATCCGCAGCATCCCAACTTCGCAAGCGTAAAAAAGCTCAAGCCGACGATCACGGTCATGAACGGCGACAGAATCATGTCAAAAAGCCGTGCCCTGGACGATGATATCGGCTGGGAAAACGGGAAGCATATCATTACAGAGGGGCCGCTGGCGTGGTTGAACGACAGCATTCAGCGCCCGTTTTCTTTCCCGGTAGACCCCGCGCACGCTACTCCTGCTGATTACTTCACTTTTCTGATCCAGCGCCACAATGAGCAAGAGCCCGCTGATCGGCAGTTTGCGGTTGGAACGATTACCGTGACAGACCCGAATGGGTATATTGCGCGGTCGGACACGGAGTATAGCAAGACATGGAAGCTGCTCAAGGAGGGGCTTCTCGACACAGTTGGAGGATACATCGTGCCGCGCTATTCGGGAGACATCATCTATCTCGACTACCTCG